TTATGTAGACGATGTTTTAGAATATCCTGCAAAAAGTAACTTCCCAGCAACGGGAGAAACCGGAAAAATATATGTGTCTACGAACGATAATAAAACCTATCGTTGGAGCGGAAGCGCTTATGTCGAAATAAGTGCCAGTATTGCATTGGGAGAGACCGCCAGCACGGCTTATCCTGGCAATAAAGGAAAGATAGCTTACGATCACAGCCAGGCGGCACATGCTCCGGCAAATGCCGAACAGAATGTTCAGTCTGATTGGAGTGTGACAGATACATCATCTGATGCCTATATCAAAGGGAAACCGACCTCCATGCCTGCCAATGGTGGTAATGCGGCTACGGTTGGAGGACATACCGTAGGGATTGACGTTCCGGCAAATGCAATATTTACAGATACGAAACCCGTTGCCATGAAGGGCGCGACTGCTTCGGCAGCTGGTGCAGCTGGCTACGTTCCCACTCCGCCAGCTGGATCACAGACAAAGTTTTTGAGGGCTGACGGAACTTATCAAACACCTGCGAACACAACGTATTCTGCGTTTAAAGGAGCAACCGCCAGCGCTGCGGGTAGCTCCGGTTTGGTTCCGGCCCCTGCTGCTGGAAAGCAGGATAGTATATTATGTGCAGACGGAACGTGGGCGGAGCCTTTAACTGACGCTGAAATTGATGCTATATGTGTTGTGTAACGAGGTGAGGTCGCATGGGAAAATTTATTAGCAAAGCTAATTTAGAACGCATATGGAAAAAAACAAAGGCTTACACAGACAGAAAGTTCGATGATGTTAATCCTATAGGACTGTTTAATTTGCAGTATGATGCTGCAACTGGAAATCTGTACGCGGTTTATCCTGACGGATCACCGCCGCCTGCATTTGAATATGAAAAGGATACCGGGAACTTATACTATATAACGAGTGATTAAGGAGGACTTTATAAAATGGCAAGAATTTTAATTGGAAATATAAAACCAACTTTAGTAAACAATGCCCTTACTACACAGGCAGGATTGTACGCCTTAGACGCGGCCATGGGATATACGCTTGACGATAAAATAGGCAAGGTAAGTAGTGATTTAGCGGCGGAATATGCTCTTGCCGGTACTACTTTTGTTACTGATTTTAATAATGCCTCCATGCCGGGGCGCTATCGAGTCTATAACGCCTCAGGGACCGCTGCACATGGTCCATATGCTGGATCAGTTGGTGGTTATGTAGATATCCTTACAGATGGAGATACTGCTGTAACAGGAACTAAAGTATATCAAGAACTACACGATCACAACGGAGACACATATACGCGGATTAATATAGCAGGCACATCATATGGTGCGTGGGAGCACTATACACAAGACTCCGATTTGGGAGGCAATCTGCAGCTCCGTTCAAAATTGTACACCGGTTCCGCTGCATCAGGAATTGTCGTTACCAGCCGAAACAATCCCATATCACTGGAAAATGTCAGTGGACAAATTCTTGCTCATGTAGATAGCAACCAGATCGGGTATGTATCGACATGTCCAACCAACCCGGTCACTTTTACGGTCGCAAATGGCCGTGTAAAAATGTATGTCGATAATACATTCATGGGGTTTATTACCACCACTACCACTTAATATGATCATATTGCGGTCCACTGGCTCCATGCGTCAGTACCACGGTCATAGTACGTTTTATACATTTTGCCATTTGCGTCGATGGATATCCAAAATTGATTATTTTCTGACACGCGGCCGCCTATTTGGATACCTGCGGAAACACTTGTTAAATTCTGTTTATATGGTGTTCCCAGAGTGTTGGCTCCCCAAAGTGCAAAATGTATACCATTTGCCGCCTGCCATGATTTGGAGTCTGTAAGCACAGTGAGATTTTCCAGTCCGGAAAGGTTCGCTAAATCACTACTTTCACAATTAAGAAACTTGTTAATCAGAGCTGAAAGGCTCTTATTTTTATACCCGAAAAGGGAGAAAGGAGTCCGTACATGAAGGACACTATGATCTTAAAAAATGGAACTATTATTGAACTGGAGGCAGGCGCAAGCCTGGGAGCCTTACAGGTGGTGGCGACTGATCGGGCGGCCATGGTGGCAACATGGGAGGTATTGACACCAGATAATCTTGCAGCAGTGCAGATCAAAAACGGAGATGGAATTGTAATCGGAAATTATACTGACCTCGTGTTAGCTTCTGAAACGTCCACGGTATCCGCTGATGGCGCTGTCCTTACAACGTATAGCCTGCGCGAGAAAACGGACATAGAGAAGCGCCTGGACGCTGTAGAGGAAGGTCAGGCGGTGCAGGATGGGGCAATCGGTGATCTCGGTGAAGCGGTTGGTACACTGGCGGAAGGAGGTATAGCATAATGGGGGCATTTTACGGAACACGGATCAGGCGCGGTATTATTACGATTAATGAGGTGCCGAAGTTTTGGAAAACAAAGACAGAAAAATGGCTGGAAGAGAATCCGGAATAACTGACAGGAGGGCTTACATATGCCTACAGAGATAATGGTGGCTCTGATCGGGCTGGGAGGCAGTGCAATCGGTACATTCGCCGGCGTGTTTGCGTCGGCGAAACTGACCGCCTACCGGCTAGAGCAGCTGGAGAAGAAAGTGGATAAGCATAACACAGTTATTGAGCGGACCTTTAAATTAGAGGAGGCTCAGGCGGTTATGCAGGAGCAGATAAAGGTTGTTAATCACAGGATCAGTGATCTGGAAAGAGAGGAATAATTATGGATTTTGGAATTGCGAGTGTTGCAGGTATCACAGCGCTGTGCTATTTAGCCGCTATGGCGGTTAAGGCAACGACAGTAGACAACAAATGGCTGCCGGTAATCTGCGGAGTTATCGGGGCATTACTGGGCGTTGCGGGTATGTATACAATGCCGGATTTCCCGGCAGTGGATATAATCAACGCAGCGGCGGTTGGAACTGTATCGGGGCTTGCGGCTACCGGTATCAACCAGATTTATAAACAACTTAAGGGTGGCGGCCAGTAACGCTGGAGGTGATCCGCTAATCTCCCAGCTGGCAGGGTTAGAGCCGGAGCTGTTGCGATCTCGCAACAGTTGTGACGTCACAACTTTTTATGGGCCTGGGATTCCGGGCCCTTTTTTAATGAAAGGATAGGTAAAATTATGAGAGATATTACATTATGCCATCCGCGGCTTCAGGCACTGGCGGGGCGACTCGTGGAGGAGTGCAATAAGCAGGGACTTAAAATTAAGATCGGCGAGACGCTGCGGACCGTGGCAGAGCAGGACGCGCTTTACGCTCAGGGCCGAACAAAGCCTGGGCCTATTGTGACCAATGCGCCGGGAAGTAACTTCAGCTCCTACCACCAGTGGGGGACCGCGTTTGACTTTTTCCGCAACGACGGCTCCGGGGCCTACAACGAGAGTGGCCGCTTTTTTGAGCGCGTCGGAGCTATTGGAGTCGCCCTGGGGCTGGAATGGGGCGGCAACTGGAAAAGTCCGGTAGACAAACCACACTTCCAGCTTTCAGACTGGGGTAGCACTACGGCCGGTATTAAGCGGTTGTACCGCAATCCGGATGAGTTTATGCACACCTGGGAGCCGGTGGAAGACCGGATCGGCTGGATCAGTACGCCCAATGGCTGGTGGTATCGCAGGCCAGACGGGACGTATCCGACGAACAAGTGGGAAGTTATCAATCACCACTGGTACCTGTTTAACGGTGACGGATACATGTGTACGAGCTGGCACCGGTGGAACGGCAGTGTATGCGATCCGGAAGATGGTTCTGGGGACTGGTACTATTTCGATCCGACCACAGGCGGAGCGTATGAGGGCGCGTGCTGGCGGAGTCGAGATAATGGAGCCATGGAAATATGGTTTGTAGATCAGGCAGATAGTATATAGTTTTCGTACTTAAGAGCGAAAAAGGGGGATGATAATCCATCCCCCTTTCAAGTAGTGATTTAGGTGCGTTAGAAACTAACCTTGCAATATCAAATTACACATATTATCCAGTTACTTCCAGCACTACTTCCAATGCAGCAACTATTAAAGGTACTGGTAAAGTTATCAGTATTGATGGAGCCTTAACTGCTAAAGCTGGATTATCCATCGAAAAGTGGGGGAAAACCCTCGTGGGGTGGGTCCCAGAGGGGACAGTCCCAACAAATGATGTGTACTGCTATATGCAAGATAACATGTACATCTTAATTGATACTCAGCGTCAGGTATGGCTATGCAATAGGACTGCGGCCACTAAAGATGTATCGAATGTCAGCTACCTATATTCGTGCACTTATTTAATACAATAATCAATTAGACAAACTTGAAAATTGCACCTAACTGGATTGAGCCGCTGAACGTACGATCAAAATATACCCGTAACACACCGTTTACAAAGGCTGTGCCGAGTACCTGCACTTGGTTTACTTGATAGTTGGTATTAAAAACTGATAGTACTCCACCAGACACTTGATCAGATTTGATTGACGACCAGTCCACATAGTTTGCATTATTTACCTGTGCTATGTAAGCTGCAAATTGTATCTTACTAATTTTAGACTGAGCATCTGATAAATCAGTTCGCACCTCTGCTAAATCACTATTAAGCTATCTCAAACCTTTGTTAATTGTTTGTCATACGCCGTTTTTCGCCGTTATTCTGAGCTGAAAAAAAATATTGGTAGTATCAAACTAATATCATTATTTTTTAGCGGTACGCGAGAACCCTTGATTTTACAGGGAAATCCAAAAAATGCTTGCGAAATTCGACATTCTGTGAGAGAATATAGCTAAGTATGATGTGATATATTTAACAAAGTACTTTTCACAATTATTACTTATTCGAAAGGAGTTTTAACATGATTTATTCACAGGAAGTAGAAGAGATGTGCACAGTGGCACAGGGCGTTCATCACGGCGCTGCTCCAATCCCAGAAGAAGCAAAATGGGTAAAATCTAAAGAAGTTAAAGATATCTCCGGTTTAACACATGGCGTTGGCTGGTGTGCTCCTCAGCAGGGTGCATGTAAGCTGACTTTAAATGTCAAAGAAGGCATCATTCAGGAAGCACTGGTAGAGACCATCGGATGTTCCGGTATGACTCACTCCGCTGCCATGGCTGCAGAGATTCTGCCAGGTTTAACCGTTTTAGAAGCATTGAACACAGACCTTGTTTGTGACGCAATCAATACAGCAATGAGAGAATTATTCTTACAGATCGCATACGGCAGAACCCAGAGTGCGTTCTCAGAGGATGGACTTCCTGTCGGTGCGGGACTGGAAGACTTAGGAAAGGGACTTCGTTCTCAGGTTGGTACCATGTACGGAACCTTAAAGAAAGGTCCTCGTTACCTTGAAATGGCTGAAGGTTATGTAACCGGTATTGCACTGGATGCTGACGATCAGATCATCGGCTATCAGTTCGTAAGCCTTGGAAAGATGACAGATTTCATCAAGAAGGGCGACGATCCGAATACTGCATGGGAGAAAGCAAAAGGACAGTACGGCCGTGTTGCTGACGCTGTTAAGATCATCGACCCAAGACATGAATAATGGGACAGGCCGGAGTCATACATAGAAGTTCCGGTTTTCCATCTGCAGAATTTGACATAGCCAAATAACAAGGAGGACAAGATAATGGCTTTATTTGAATCATATGAGAGAAGAATTGACAAAATCAATTCCGTATTAAACAGCTATGGCATCGCTTCGATCGAAGAAGCTGAGAAGATCACTAAAGATGCTGGTTTAGATGTATACAAGCAGGTAGAGGCAATCCAGCCGATCTGTTTTGAGAATGCAAAATGGGCTTACACGGTAGGCGCAGCCATTGCAATCAAAAAAGGCTGCAGGAAAGCTGCTGACGCGGCTGCAGCTATCGGCGAAGGCCTTCAGTCTTTCTGTATCCCGGGTTCCGTTGCTGATCAGCGTAAAGTTGGTTTAGGCCATGGTAACTTAGGAAAGATGTTACTGGAAGAGACCACAGACTGCTTCTGCTTCCTGGCAGGTCATGAGTCCTTCGCAGCAGCAGAAGGCGCAATCGGTATCGCAGAGAAGGCAAACAAGGTTCGTGAGAAACCATTAAGAGTTATCTTAAATGGTTTAGGAAAAGATGCCGCTCAGGTTATCTCCAGAATTAACGGCTTTACCTACGTAGAGACCGAGATGGATTACTACACAGGCGAAGTAAAAGAACTGTGGAGAAAGTCCTATTCTGAAGGTTTAAGAGCAAAAGTTAACTGCTACGGCTCCAACGACGTAACAGAAGGCGTTGCAATCATGTGGAAGGAAGGCGTTGACGTTTCCATCACTGGTAACTCCACCAACCCAACCAGATTCCAGCATCCGGTTGCAGGTACTTACAAGAAAGAATGTAATGAGAAGGGCAAAAAGTACTTCTCTGTTGCTTCCGGCGGTGGTACAGGACGTACACTTCACCCGGACAACATGGCAGCAGGTCCTGCTTCCTACGGTATGACAGATACTATGGGACGTATGCACTCTGACGCACAGTTCGCAGGTTCTTCCTCCGTTCCGGCTCACGTTGAGATGATGGGTCTGATCGGTGCAGGAAATAACCCGATGGTTGGTATGACTGTTGCTGTTGCTGTTTCTATTGAGGAAGCGGCGAAGGCTGGGAAGTTCTAAGAAAAGCTTTATAATATAAGGCTTTGAGAGGATGAACTATATTTTTATGGTTGGAACAAAAAAGCATTTTATATGTGTTTCTTGACATTTCAGCTATTCTGGTTTAATATGATAGTAGCAGAGAAATGAATTTATGTGCATTGTGTCACAAATGCAAATCCCCAGGAAGTTGCAGCTTCCTGGGGATTCTTTTTCCTTTATAGGGTGGGATAACCCAGGCTAGCTGCTGTTATTTTTTTCTGTCTAACCATTTGCTGATATAGTAGCAGACTATACCAGCCATGACAGAAATGAGAAATGAATCTATGTAGTGCATTATGTCACCTCCTTCCTGCTGGAAAGAGTCAACAGCATATTAATTATATCTTTAAAGCAAGAGCCTGTCTATTACATTTTCATCATATTTATAGAGCGGCAGTGAGGAGCGGTCAGTGGGGGAGAGTAGCACACTCATAGCGCACAACCACCCCTCAGACCCTTGAGAAACCGCCCTTCACCGTTTCTATTGAGGAATCGGCGAAGGCTGGAAAATTCTAAGAAAAGGCTTAATGCCAGCAAAGAAAAGCAGATGTGTCTATTGGGCACAGAGCGATCCCCCAAGGAGTTGTAACTCCTTGGGGGGCTTTTCCTTTTAAAGAAGAATAATTAGGCTGGCCGTTGGATATTTTATCTCCATTCTATCATTTCTTGGAGCGTTCCTGTGATTGGGGTGCTCGGTTTTATTTTTATAATTTCCATCTCAGAGCGGAGCTATTCAAGAGTTCGTTCAGTGTATGTGTTTTCATCACTTTTTTCAAATAAACACTTATATGATAACTACTAACTATCAGTACGAAGTTAGTAGTTTTTTATTGCTATAAATTGGATAAAAGTTACAAAACTTATTCATAGCTTTATAAAAACAAGTGCATAATAGCCAAAATATGAAATAAAAAATCATTAAAAAGCAAAATAGTTGACAATAACATATCTCATGTTATTATGAAAATAAAGGGGGGAAGCAGATGAAAAGTGTACTGGTACGTTTGGAAGAATATCTGCCAAGAGCGAGTGGAGCGGAAAAAGGTGCCTTAAAGCTTCTGCTTGAAAGTCCAGAGACTGCGGTCAACTGCAGTATTCAGCAGCTTGCAAATAAATCCTTTACTTCGGCTTCCACAGTTATCCGGCTATGCCGTAAAATGGGATTTGACGGTTATAAGGAATTTCATAAGGCTCTTCTCTGTGAAGTAGCGGTGCGAAAGGACACGAGGGGAGAAGAAACACGAGAAATAGAGAGAGAGGATGGACTGGAGAACATAGTACAGAAGGTCACATATAGAAATATACAGTCTCTCGAAAACACATGTAAACTGATGGATTTAAATACGCTAAGCAACTGTGTGAATCTGATCAATTCCGCAGATAGTCTGCTTCTGTTTGGGATGGGAGCGTCTCTGTTGGTGGCCAGGGATGTATACTTAAAATTTACTCGTGTTAATAAAACGTGTTATTTCTGTGATGACTGGCATATGCAGCTCCTGCATGCCAAGAATTCGACACCAAAGGATGTAGC